CAGATGTTAGTAAATTAAAAAATATATCATCTCTTACCGGAACAGCAGCAAACAGAGAGAGTTTAAAAAACCCGAAATATCAAATCATACTTCCCATCCCACAACAATTATCTGACATCAGTGCAATTGACTGGACAGACGGCACTTTAAATCCAATTGAAGCATATGGATTGGCAGCAACAGCCTCAATTATTAATTCTGGTAAAGAAGGGATTTTAGACGCTGCAGATGCGGCAAAACAAATAGTTGAGCAATTATTTGTTACTGGAGGTGAAACTTTAAAGAATGAAGGTGTAAAAAATGCTATTATAGCATCATTATCAGGAGCTGCGGTTGGCAGTTTGGGCGGTACTGTCACCCCATCTCAAATTATTGCTAGAGCAACTGGACAAGTTTTCAATCCAAACTTGGAACTTCTTTTTAATGGTGTTAATCTCAGAGTATTTCCGTTTACTTTTGAATTCTTCCCAAGAAATAGAGATGAGGCGGAAGAAGTAAAACTTATATTGAGAAGATTGAAATATTCTATGCTTCCCGAAAAAGGTGGTGCTGCTGGAATATTCATTAAAGCACCATACATATTCCAATTGGAGTACATGAAAGGTAGGGACAAACATCCATTCCTGAATAGATTCAAACCCATGGCACTGACAAACATGTCAGTAAATTACACAGGATCTAATACATATTCTACTTTCTATGATGGATCCCCTACTCACATCAAAGTTCAATTATTGTTCAAAGAACTTAATCCAATTTATAAGGAAGATTATGATGAACTTGATAATCAAGCTGACTTCTCAGTAGGATACTAAAATGAGTTATTTCAGAGAACTACCAAACATATTCTATCAATCACAATCAAAAGATAGAAATTCTTCAACAGACTATGTATTAGTCAAAAACCTTTTCAGAAGAACTAAAATACGTGATGACCTTCAGAACGTAGTAACTGCATTTAACAAGTATCAAATCGCTCCAGGAGAAAGACCAGATACAATCGCAGATTATCTTTATGGTGATCCTGGTCTTGATTGGGTGGTTATGATGACCGCAAACATCATTAATATAAGAGATCAATGGCCATTATCTGACAAGGAATTATATGATTACGCTGAGAACAAGTATGGTACAAAATTAAATGATGTTCGTTTTTACGAAACCACTGAAGTCAAAGACTCATCTAATAGATTGATTTTACCAAAAGGAAAGATTGTTGACCAAGACTTCAAGATTCCAAATCCTTCAACACCAACAGCAGATTTAAATCCAGTTGCTTCTGTAAGCAACTACGATTATGAAGTAAGAGAGAATGATAAAAAGAGGCAGATATTTGTTCTTAAAGAGGAATATTTGGGACTGTTCCTTGAGGATATGAGGAATGAAATGAAATATGGTCGTTCTTCAGAGTATATAAGTGGCAACGTAGCATCAACTAGAAATACTAGAAACACATCCGCAGAATAAAAAAGGGGGTCGTTTGACCCCCTTCTCTGTATCAGTCTTCTGCCAGTTTGGCGAAGTATGACAGAGCATCATCGTCATCTTCAGTTTTGTTTGACGACAGGGTGATGTCAGGATCGTTGAATCCAGCATCAGTTGTGGTGGTTGTAGTTTCACCACGGTTAGCAGCGCGGAACTCTTCTTCCTCTTGAACAGTCTCTTGGTCTTGGAAACGAGGGGTGCCCTTGTTACCCAGAACATAATCAAGACGCTTCTTCAGAGTGTCATAGTCCTTGAACTGGTCAGCAGCGACGAGTTCTGCCAGGGAGTATTCTTTCTTCCAGATTGCTTCCATAGCATCATCATCGTCCAGCAGAGCAGACTGGGCAGCGAACTCAGAGGAGTCATAGTTGCGATAACCAGCAACGTTCTTTGCCTTCAGTTTGAAGTTGGCACCTTGCCAGAAGTCAAAGGGATCAATTGCTTCCTCATCTTCAAACTCAGGTTGCATGGCAGCAGTGAGTTTGTCAAAGATCTTCTTACCGAACTTGTACAGGAATACACCACCTTCATTAGCAGGGTTGGCAGGATCCTTGACGACGTAGATGTTTGCCATGTAAGTCAGCTTACGCTTCTGCTTACGTGCCAGTTCCTTACCCGCATCGGTGCCGTTGTTCCACAGCATCGTGTTGTATTCAGACACAGGATCCTTCTGACCCAGAGTGGTCAGAGAGTTTTCAATGTACCAACCACCAGGACCCTGGAAGGCGTGAGAGTACAGTTTGACGAAGGGCAGATCTTCTCCATTGGGAGCAGGAAGGAAACGGATAACAGCATAACCGTTGCCGCTCTTATCACACTCAAGTTTCCAGAGACGATCATCTCCAGAACTACCTGCTTTGTTCATCTTATCAACTTCTTTGACCAGTTTGGCGGTCAGAGAACCCAGTTTGGATTGCTTCTTAAGATCAGCGAAAGACATTCGGATTACCTCGGATTTGTTTAGATTTGGGAGATTTACTTGGATAGTATAACGAAGTTTTGCTCAGGTGTCAATGTAGTCTTTGAGCGATTCAATGGTCTTAGTCATGCTATCAAATAAAGTCTTGATGTCTGTGGATGGAGGGAACCCCATCATCAGAACAGACTTCTGCAGGTTCTCTTTCATTTCAATCGCTTTGGGATCGTCTGAAAGAGAAACTCTAGTATACATCACTTGCTGCTTTTCTAGCAAGCTCTGTAACATTTCAATGTGTTCAATTTTGTCATCACGAGTCATAGTACCAAAAGACATTGCATTTGTATAGATCTGCTCTTGCAGATCATTAATTTCTTCCAATTCGTTTTTGATAATATCAGACTCAAAAAAATCACTCATTTACTATGTCCCTTAATAACTTCTTGTAGTTGAACACATCAATATTTATGAAGGGACCATATTTTTTAATTTTCAAACTGACGGTTTCCCACACAGGGTCAGTAAGTTTCTTGTCAAAGTCTTCACGAAAATGGAAGATTTTTTCGTAGATCACGAAGTTTTCTAGCGACAATCTCCCGCTTAGATACTCCTTGAGAATTTTTGGATGTCCTTTGGAGCAGTCGAATAGACTCTCCAATCCGTTCTCCGAGAGTAATTCGTTGCTTTGTTCTTTGAACAAGTAGGTTGAACTCTGCCGTCGTTTCATCCACTCGGCGTATGTCCTTTCTCCAGAATTGATAATTTCGCCAATCCATAGGTTCTGTGGGTTGTCAGCAACAGAAAAGTTAGATACAAGAAAGTCAACGACTTCACTGTCGTCATACTTACGGGAAGTTTTTTCAAACCAATACTTATCTTTCCTCTTATTAAAAGACGCCATGGATGCCCGTGATTTGGCACCATAGCGAAAGAAGTCGTACTTTGGGTTTGTGAAATGGTTTTTTAGTGACAAATAATGTTTGTAAGTTTCAAAAGGCGTCACGGTCATAGAGGAAGTTTTGCTCGCGATGTTTTCTTCATGAAGTTGAGACGAATAGCATCCCACTTCAAACGCTCTTTCAATGGTTTTGAAATGAGCTTCGTTACAGAGTCTACCTCAAGACCGTTGATTTCGCAATAGTGGCAAATGGCGTCAATGTAATTGATCTGTTCTTCAGCGACAATCTTTTCAATCTCCAAGGCAAACTTGGAGGGAGTCAAGAATTTGCTCTCTATGACTTTTTCTAGTTCCTTATTTGGTTCCATATTCCTCCAGTTTATCTCTAACAAACTTTCCAATGTACTCGGTAAGAAGTTTGATGTACTTTGATTTGTCTCGTTCTTCATAGACGACGCATTCTCCATTTTCACAAGCCATGATGATTACAAGTTTTTTGACTGAGATGCCAGTCAGTTCGTATAGCATACAACCATATGCCATACACTGAACAAAATAGTGTTCAATCCAACCCCGTGGTTTGGGTTTGGCGGATGTTTTGAAGTCAATTATTGCTAACTCGCCGTCATATTCAGCGATACAATCAACTGTCCCTGCAATACCGAGTTGTTTACTATACAGGGAACCTTCAAGGGCGTAAATATTATTTATACGTTTCAGATTTGCTTTAGAAATCTT